ACACAAGCGTACAGTATGTGTAACATTAGACATCGAATGCTACGATGATTTATACCTGGAAGATCTAGATTGGAAGAGTTTACTAGATCTTGAAGGTGATGAGAATGTCCATGTTAGCATCAAAGAACCTGCAGAGGTTTATTAGTGTGCCAGTTTGTTGATTGTCCGATATGAATTCGTATCAAGTCTACGTAGTCTGATATCAATTCGTATCATTGTGACAGTCGGGGAACTGGCACAAGAGGGGTTGAGTTCCCCCCAAAATCGTGTATTGTAATCAAGTCGTCAGGGATTGCCCCCATGTTTGAAGAACTCTGGTCTGAGATTGCTGATGCTCCTGGTGAGATCTTCGATGTCATTGAGTATAAAGAAGAATGGGAGAAAGAAGAGAAGTTTAATGTAGAATCTTACATCAACTCTAACTACGATTACTGATGCAATTCCAAGTTACTGACATCGAGTTTGATTTTGATGATGATGCATTTGATGATCCTGAAGAGTTTTGTTATAGCGATGCAATGGATCTGACTGATGAGATCATCGGGTCGATTTGGGATGCTGATGATGGTGATGATTTGGTAGAAGAGATTACCTCAATGGTAGGATGGTGCATCAAGTCCATCGATTACCGTCACATTCTTAACTGAAACTCATGAACCGCGAACAACTCCAAGACGCCTACATCAACGAAATCATTGATGGAATGGGCATCAAAGATATGATATCATTGTCTGCACCTGCTCAAACTATTCGTATTGAATTGGTGCTTGCTCAATTGTTTGATATGTTGGACAAAGAGATGGACATTTATACAGACAAAGAATTGAAGGAAGAGGTAGAGAACTACTACCCTCATTTGTTGGAGGAGTAATACAAACCGTGCGGGAGTTCTTTATACTCCCGTTCGGCTGCCCGACCAGTTGGCAGAGTGTCCACCATCCCCCTGGAATCGGCGGAAGGGTGCTGTAGGATATGGGGACAGTCAACCAAACCCAATGCGTTACGAAATCCTGGTTCCCTCTGCCATGCATGAGTCGGAGTCCGTCTGCGACCTGGACCGTGCCTACCTGATCTGCCTGGACCTGGCAGAGGAGTTCGGGTACGCTGAGATCCGTCACAACGGACACCATATCGCAGACTACGGCAACCCTGCCACCTTCCTGGGGTGACAGTCGGGGGAGTGTCCACCATTCTCCCCAAACCCCACCAGGGGATGCCATACTAACCTCAGTTCAAACGAAACGACCTCATGCGTAAGATCGAACGTGAAATGAACGCCGCCATTTCTAACAACCTGAACTGGCAGAAAGACAACACTTCGGTTACCTTTGACCCTGAAACTAATGAGTCTATTGTTCGTCTCCATGGCAACACTATTGCAGTGGTTGGTGATGACTTCGTGCAAATCTTTGATGGTGGTTATCAGTCTGCCACCACTAAGTCCCGCCTGAATGCTATTCTTTCGGAGCACGGAATCAAGGGCGAATGTGTAATCCAAAAGAACTTCAATTGGTTCGTTCATAAGTTCATCGGACAGACCTCAATCACTGGTCCTGTTTATAACGAATACGACTTCGAAAATGGGTTCATGTTTGCATAACAAATAGGGGGCATTCGTGCCCCTTTCTTTATACCCAGGTCGGCTGCCCGACCAGTTGGCACACTGTCCACCAAACCCCCCAAAGCACCCCAGGACCTGCCATACTAGTCTCATGACACAAAACAAGCACATCGAACACCCCGAAGACACCATCCTCACGGGTGACCTGAACGCCCTGGATTGGTTTGAGGCAGCAGGTGCCCTGTCCGTGAAGATCGACGGTGCTCCTGCTATTGTATGGGGTCGTAATCCTGCCACTGGTAACTTCTTCGTTGGCACCAAAAGTGTGTTCAACAAAGTTAAAATCAAGATCAACGAATCTCATGCGGACATTGATGCTAACCACCAAGGTGAAGTTGCAAAGATTCTGCACGCTTGTTTTGATTGGTTACCTCATACAGACGCCATTTTTCAGGGGGATTTTATTGGATTTGGCGGAGAGTCTGAGTACACTCCCAACACTATCACTTACAGTTTCGGAGAAGTAATCGACCAAAACATCATCATTGCTCCGCATACCTATTATGAGGCAAATGATGACCTCCGTGATAGTTGGGCAATCCCTATGTTGTTCACCATCACTGACACTGCCTATTGTAAGTTTGTGAAACCCAAGGCACGGATCTTCAGTGGTGATTATGACACCTGCCTTGGTTCCTTCTCTGACCTTTCCGAGGTGATTCAGTTTGCTAAGGTAATGGCACAGAATGTGACCTTTGTTGATGAGAAGAAAGCAAAGCAACTTAAGCAGGAACTGAATAAGTGTATCCGCGAAGGTGTGGAGATTGATGATAATGCATTTGACTGTGATTACACTCTGATTGCTTACTGGAAACTGATCAAATCTATCAAAGATGATGCACTCTATCTCTGCCGCAATGATGGTCCTGCTGCTTACATTGGATCTGATCGAATTGACTCCGAAGGTTATGTCTACAGTAATGAGTTTGGTACAATGAAACTGGTCAATCGTGAGCAGTTCAGCTATGCTAACTTCAACAACGTGAAGTTCATGTGCCAATGAGCGTGCTGTCCACTCACTCCCCTTGGGCACCCCCTCTGCCCCCTATACTGACTTCAGTTCAGACGACCCGATGCGCTACCCCATCAACTGCAACGACTCCCAAAGCGTTTGGACGCTTCGCCTCAACCCTATCACGGGCACTGCGCGGGTCCGCTGGTTCAATGCCCCCCTGACCGAATACCGCCACACCCACGTCTCCCGTCGCGCCATCCTGGGAATGCTCTGGTTCTCAGGGAACACCTCTAAGGGACAGTGGGTAAACCGTCACTGCCTGGCATCCTGACCCCCCTCTGACCCTTTATACTGATCTCAGTTCAAACGACACCGATGAGCACCGCCACCGACACCACCTTCAACGGATGGGCAAACTGGGAGACCTGGAACGTCGCCCTGTGGATTCAGAATTCTGAAGGTCTGTACGAAACCGCTAAAGAGTGCCGCACGTATCAGGACCTGGTGATGATGCTTCGCGGATGGGGCAGCGAACAGACTCCCGACGGTTGCCGCTGGGATGACCCTAAGATCGACGGCATCGAAATCAACGACATGATGGCAGACCTCTGATCCGATGGGAACGGCAGCGCCCTAAAGACTGCCACCCTATCAACCCGCTATCCTAGCATGACCCGCGACCTTTCCCTCTCCCTGCTCAATCGCGCCGCCACTGGCGACCAACTGCTGACCATCCTGGACAGCATCGCCACCGATCTGGAAACTCAGGGCATCGAAGAGTGTGCCGCACACTTTGCCGAAATCAACGCCCCGACCTCCGACCCGATCGCCTTCTGATGTGGTAGGATACTGAAGAACCAAACGACCGAACCCATGGCAAAATTCCAAGTCATCCGCCCCTTCAGCGTCGTCGCTAGCGGGAAGCGCACGGAGTATAAGGTTGGACAGCGCATCTCCGAAACTGCTTACGATCGTCTGACTAAGCAGCAGCAGGAGCGCTTCCTTCCCGCCAACCGCTGCCGTGCTCAATCCTGGACCGATGCAGAGTATGCTGCCCTGGCAGAGGCATACATGCTTCACGGTCAGGACCGCAAGGCATGTCTCCGTCACTTCCGCGATTTCAGCGACCGTCACTCTGACCACGCTATCACCTTCGCTGCTTACTCTGCCGCATCCCTGGACACCCTGAACGACCTGGAAGGTTTCAAGGACTTCGCCAACGGTCTGCTTTCTGCTCTGAACGACCTGGCACCCGGACGCTTCACTGCTACGGGTCGCGTTCAGACTGTGGACCCGCTTGATGCCCTGCTGGCGTCTGTTCGTTCGTGACAGCAGCAGTCCCCCGACCCCCCGACCGGGGCGGGGGCGCCGCCGTGTATATAAAACCCATGGGTCCCTCCAATCTATAAAGTGTTACGATCGACCTCTAAATTCTTCAACCACATATATAAAATCAATGGACGAAAACACAGAGATGCAAAAAAATCCGGAGGAAAATTTTACGACTGTAGAGGTTGATCCTATAACTGGGGAGTATTATATTAATATTCCTGAGTGGGTACTGAATGATTTTGGATGGTACGAGGGCACACAGGTGAACATGGAGGTTGAGGGAGATTGTATTGTGATAACTGAAATCAAGGAAGATTGACGTTACATAGATAGTACTGTATGATTAATGATGTAATTACACTCTATTATGGCTAAAGGATTTACCGTAAAAGCAAAGGCACCCACACCGACACAAAGCACTGCAGAGTGGGACTACGAAAAAGCAAAAGAGATGATCAGAGGAAAGTCGATCGTCTTTTGTCTTCCTGGAAGAGGAGTCTCGTATACCTATCTGAAAAATTTTGTGCAATTGTGTTTTGATCTGGTGCAAGCGGGAGCAAGCATTCAGATCTCACAGGACTATTCTTCCATGGTCAACTTTGCAAGATGCAAGTGCCTTGGAGCTAATGTACTGCGTGGACCTGATCAGATTCCCTGGGACGGGAAGTTGAAGTATGATTATCAATTGTGGATTGATAGTGATATTGTTTTCAATACTGAAAAGTTTTATCAGTTAATTCTGATGGATAAAGATATTGCCAGTGGTTGGTATTGTACGGAGGACGGGCGAACGACTTCTGTTGCACACTGGTTAGAGGAGGATGACTTCAAGAACAATGGTGGTGTCATGAATCACGAAACTCTGGATGGCATTCAGAAGCGTAAGAAGCCTTTTACTGTTGACTATGCAGGATTTGGATGGTTGATGATTAAGCACGGTGTTTTTGAACACCCAGAAATGAAGTATCCTTGGTTTGCTCCTAAGATGCAAGTTTTTGATTCTGGTGCAGTACAGGATATGTGTGGAGAAGATGTATCGTTCTGTCTCGATGCAATCGCAGCAGGTTTTGAAATTTGGTGTGATCCTCGTATCAGAGTTGGTCACGAAAAGACAAGAGTGATCTGATATGACTGACGAATCATACAGTATTTTACATAATGGAAGTATGATTTACAAAAACTTGACACAGTTAGAATATTTCGATATGATGGAGGACCTGTCGATAGAGTATTATCAGACGGGTTCTCCAAGACCTGAAGATCTTGAAACCAAAATTATTAGGAGATTAAACAATGGCAATGCGTAAAGGTGGCGGTTATGTGGAAGGCGCACCGAAGAAAACTCGTCAAGGATGTAGTGTGAATACGAAGATCGCTGCGTCTTCTCGTAATAAAGCAAAAAAGAAGTATCGCGGACAAGGTAAAGGATGAGTTGTCTTATCACCAATCTACCATCTATTGAAGTATGGGTTCGTAAAGAATATCTTACAGACCATCAGAGTGGGCACGGTGAATTTGTTAAGGGCGTTTGGGTTTCGGCTAAGTCGATTCCTGGACGCGCTTTTTATTTTGAAACTTATTTGCCCGAATATGCGGCAATGTACGATAAACTGCCGATTAGCGCGTTTGTCTCGTCGCCAAAAACACCTGATCCTGATATGAACCTACCAAACCTACAGTTTTGGAACTGTATGGACTATGGTGTGGTGAGTATTGACAAGAAATTCATCGGTAGTATGGACTTTGAGTGCTATACACGCGACTTTGGTATTCAAAAAGGCACTTATGTATGTACAATTGACAATTATCACCGTGATCCAGACATGGTAGACTGGGCAACGAGTGAAAATCCTGCCGAACACAAGTCTCATAACCTGATTGAACTGAATAATGGACAGTATGCACTGTATCCAAACAATCGATTACGTATTTTTGACAATAGTTTGACTCCTGTTGAACCAAAAATGCCCGATTTTAAGGTTTCGACTCAGTATTATCAAGTTGAGAACGGTTATGAAAGACTAGGAATGGGTCGTGAGGATGAATATCACTGGAAAACTGCCAAGGAACGTGAAGAAGAGAAAAATAAATAGTCATAAGGGATAGCAACCCCTCTAAAAGTTCTGTTTTTAACAAAACAGGAGCTAAAATGGGAAATTATCACCAGGTTGACAAGGGAGAATTGTTCATAGAACAAGGAATGACCCTTATTACTGAGGTAGAGAGTGAAAAATATCTTCGAATGGCATCAAAACAGAGAAAAATTTCTCAAAATGAGGAACTCTACCCAATTCCAGATGATCGTTTAGAGCGTCCATGTGGTGGAGCACATGGATTTGATGATTTTGTTGAAAGGTGGCATGAGTAAATATAAATAAAATCAAGAAAACTCTAGTCTAATGGCAGAACAAAGGGTATCCAGATCATTTAAAGACATCAGTTTATCCTTTGTTCCACATCCAGTGACAAAGGATCTTCAAATATTAAAAAATGAGAATGCGATTCGTAGATCCGTAAGAAATATTGTTGAAACTATTCCTACAGAAAGATTTTTTAACTCATTGTTAGGTTCTGATGTAAGAGATAGTTTGTTTGAATTTGTTGATTTTGGTACTGCTTCAGTAATTCAAGAACAAATTTTGGTTGCGATAGAAAATTTTGAACCAAGAGTAAATAATGTTCTTGTTGAAGTGAATCCACAACCAGATGAAAATACATTTGATGTTACAGTCATCTTTGATATTATTGGTCAGGAGTTTCCGACACAAGAGTATACGTTCCTATTAGAGGCAGCAAGATAAGATGCCCTTTACAAAATTCACGAATTTAGATTTTGACCAGATAAAAACCTCAATAAAAGATTATCTCCGCGCTAATTCAACATTTAGCGACTTTGATTTTGAGGGATCAAATTTTTCTGTCTTAATTGATACACTGGCATACAACACATATATTACTGCATTTAACAGTAATATGATTGTGAATGAGTCTTTCTTAGATTCTGCAACTCTTCGTGAAAACGTAGTATCACTCGCAAGAAACATTGGTTATGTACCCCGCTCCAGAACGGCAGCAAGAGCGACCATTTCCTTCACGGTATCAACTAGTGAGGACACACCCACACTGACCCTTAGAAGAGGTCTGGTGTGCGTAGGAACGGCAAATGACACATCATATACATTCTCAATTCCAGAAGATGTAACTGCAACTGTTATTGATGGTGTTGCAACATTTGACCAAATATCAGTTTATCAAGGAACCTATCTCACAAAGCAATTTACATATGATGGTTCTTTAGATCAAAGATTTATTTTAAATAATTCCTTTATTGATACTTCAACCCTATCTGTTTATGTAAAAAGAACAAATGATAGTGGATTGGGAATTGAATATGCGGCAATTAACAATATTTTAGATACAACTTCAGAATCTAGAATCTATATTCTACAAGAAGTGCAAGATGAAAAGTATGAGATAAAATTTGGTGATGGGATTATTGGCAAAAAACTTGGTGATGCCGTTGATTCTGATGGTAATATAATCACCGCAAATT